ACGATTTCCATGAAAGCACTGGATTACCTTCATATGCCAGACTGCATTCCAAGTCGGTACGAGGTGGAGATGAGCGCACCGGAGCGGGAACTCTACGATATGCTTCGGAAGGACCTGTTGATCCCGCTGAAAGATGGTGACATAGATGCTGCCAATGCCGCATCACTGACAGGAAAGCTGTTGCAGATGAGCAATGGTGCTGTCTACGACGAGAACGGAAAAGCCCGCATCATCCATGACCATAAGCTGGAGGCGTTGGAAGACCTGATCGAAGCCGCCAACGGGCAGCCTGTTCTGGTGGCGTACTGGTTCAAGCATGACCGCCAGCGCATCATGGAGCATCTGGCAAAGCAGAGGATTCCGGTACGGGATATCAAGAGCAGCACCGACATCAGGGACTGGAATGCCGGGAACATCCCGGTTGCCCTGATTCACCCGGCATCGGCCGGACACGGTTTGAACATCCAGCAAGGCGGACACATCCTGATCTGGTTTGGATTGACATGGAGCCTGGAATTGTATCAGCAGACCAATGCCAGACTCTGGCGGCAGGGGCAGACGGATGTGGTCACCATCCACCATATCATCACCAAGGACACGGTGGACGAGGATGTCATGGCGGCTTTGGAGCAGAAGGACATGACACAGGAAAAATTGATCTCAGCGGTCAAGGCACAGCTGGGGAGATAGGAGAGAATATGAAAAAGTATCTGTTTTTGAATGCAGAGGACCGCCGTCCGGCAGAGGAGAGCGATTAAGATCGAACCTCTGGCACAGCAGAAGCTGGCAGAATCCCTTGTGCAGAAATACGGCGATGATGTTGTGTTTGTGAACAAGGTCGTCATCAACGACATGAATTTCGAGGATGCCTATAACGAAGCCATCCAGCAGAAGTCCATTGCACAGCAGAACGCGGATAAGCAGAAGATCGAGAATGAAGCTGCCATTGCCAAGGCAGAAGCGGATAAGCAGGTGGCAATCACCAATGCAGAGGCGGAAGCCCAGAAGACTTCTATTGCCGCAGATGCACAGGCAGAGGCAAACCGCAAACTGGCAGAAAGCCTGTCCGATACGCTGATCGATTACCAGAAGGTTCAGAAGTGGGATGGAAAGCTGCCTACTGTGAGCGGCGGTAATGCACTGGTCAGCATTGACCCGGCAGAGTAAGAAACACGATATACGGCAGGGCTTCGGCTCTGCCAATTTTACATGAAATTTTGGAGGATTACAATTATGGCAGTTACAAAGAAAATCGAGATCGATGGCAAGGAAGTCACCTTTAAGGCAAGTGCCGCTGTGCCTCGCCTGTGCCGCATCAAGTTTGGCCGTGACATTTACAAAGACCTGCGCCAGTTGGAAAAGAGCGTGGGCGAGAATGAGGAGGACAATTCCAACCTCGACCTGTTCAGTCTGGAGATGTTCGAGGATCTTGCGTGGCTGATGGCACGTCATGCAGATCCGGCAAAGGTGCCGGACAGCCCGGAGGAGTTCCTGGACCAGTTCAACACCTTCTCTATCTATCAGATCCTTCCGCAGCTGATCGAACTGTGGGGTCTGAATGTGCAGACTGAGGTAGAATCCAGAAAAAACCTCGAAAAAGTGAGCGGGAAATGACCACCCCGCTCTTTCTGCTGCGCTGTGTACAGCTCGGTATCAGCATCGCCGACCTCGACCTGCTGACCATCGGGTTGGTCAATGATATGTTCACGGAACGGCAGAACGACGAGTATCCGTATAAGGAACTGGCATCGCAGGAGGACTTTGACCGGTTCTAAGACAAAAACAGACGAACGTGCTTATATCGCAAATGAAATAAGCACGTTCGTCGAGTGAGCGTAAAGAAAAATCCCGCTCAGCCGTTGATGACTGGGCGGGAAAGTCTTTATCGTTTGTATTGAGTCAGTTTCATCCAATTACTTGGAAAGCCAAGCTTATCATACAGTTGCTGCTGCGTGAGTCGGGAGCTTTCTTTTTGATATGTGCGAATGAGGCTAACAAGGCTTTTTTTGAATTTCTTAAAGCTATCGTCAGAGAGAAGATAGCGGAAGGCTATAACTAAAGCGAAATAATCTCGTTTTCCCTGAGTGTACTGTGTTCCAGTTTTGGGAATATTGAGTTTGCGATGAAGATTGGTGTCCGGAATATCACGGCGAGAAGAGAAACAATAGAGACACTCATTGTGTGCGCATACGTTTCTGTAAAAGGTTAAACATCTTAAGAACTGTTCCAGTTCCTTTTCGTTTACATGAGGATATTCTTGGGCAACAGCACTTTGCAGGGAGAAGGGCAAAAGCGAATACATTTTAGATATTTGCCCAAAAGTCAATGCATTCACAGCAACCCAAAGCGGAACATTTTGATGTGCATTTCGCTGATGGACGAGATACGAATGATCTGTATCTCGAATGGCTATTTTACTGAGAATATTCGTTAACACTGCGATATCGCGAGCATATTTCGGCTCAGAACGGTAGCTTGCAGTTGATATGTAGTGAGTTTGACTATCCCCGTGATGCTGACAAAAACAATAGGAAATAACCTGACGAATTTTCATTTCTACTTCGCACAGGTATTTAAAAGTAAGTTCTCGGAGTTCTCTGTCAAACTTATAGAGAGCATAGATATCCTCAAAAGTAGTATTAATGTATTTCCGAGTCATGGGGTTCTTAAATGGATATTTATAACCACCAATAAGGGAAAAATAGCCGATGTTAATTAAAGATTCCTTGGTGATGGTTTCATCAGAAATAATGAGTCCCTTTTGATTCTTAAGAATATCTATTTGCTGATCGTATGTTCTAAAGCGATCATTCTGTAATTGATTAGGCATCTCCTTTGCCTCACATTCGGTAAACTCGTGATAAAAAGAAAAGAGGAGGGCCAACAGGTCCTCCCCCCGGTCTCAGTCCTCGCGAGTATCTGAAACCTGATCACTGAAGCATAGTATAGCAGTTTGCATCTAAAAAGTCAAGACTTTGAAGAGAAAAACCGCAACGTTGCTTCGTGATTATTATATGCTGAACAATTTGAATTGATACACAGTATTTGCCTGTCTGTTTTACGCAGATGGGCTTTTCTTATGCCCAAAACGAGGAGGTGGTCATCCGCATGGCATCCAGAATCCAGGGCATCACCGTTGAGATCGGCGGCGATACCACGAAGCTCTCCAAAGCACTGGAAAGTGTAAACAAGTCAATCAAGGGGACGCAGTCCGGACTGAAGGATGTCAACAAACTCCTGAAACTGGACCCCTCCAATACAGAACTGGTCGTCCAGAAGCAGAAGATGCTGAAGGATGCCATTGAAGCTACCAAGGAAAAACTGGCAACTCTGAAGACTGCCGCACAGCAGGCCAATGAGCAGCTTGCCAATGGTGAGATCACCCAGCAGCAGTACGATGCCCTCCAGCGTGAGATCGTGGAGACCGAACAGAATCTGCGGTCTTTACAGGACCAGGCGGCGACCACCAATGCGACTCTTGCCAGAATCGATGAAGCCGGAGAAAAACTCCAGAGCATCGGATCTTCTGTGGAGAATGTCGGCAAGAAGTTCCTGCCGGTGACAGCCGCTGTATCAGTGCCGTGGTATCTGTCGGGGTCAGGGAAATGCAAAATTTCTGATTTTTGAATTAGATGAGTCCCGGATTTTGACTGGGAAAAATCAGTATGAACAAGAAAATTGTTCGATGAATCTGAAATGCCGGTTATATCGGAGTAAATGGGTTCAGAGCATTACAGTTAGTGATGTGATGGAATCCGGCCAAGTCGTAGAAAATCCCATGATTGGTGCAATTCCAAGCAGAAATGAAGTTCAACGTGAACTGGATGACCTTTTAATGTCGATGTAGGAGGATTTGTGAAATGGAAGAAAAAAGCAGGAAACAGGAACTGAGCGTTCGGGAAATCTCCTTGATTCGTGAGTTAACGCAGATACGAAAAGAACATAAAAGAGAACTGGAGTACGAAAAATTCGATGGCTATGAGCTTCCACCGCGCACCCAATTTTCCATGCTGAATAAACCTGCAGTGAGCATAAAATATGGCGTTATGAAATTTAATATGGCCTGCATCCGGCTTTTTGAAGGAATCAAGTATGTCCTTCCGATTTTGCACCCCAATAAGAAGCGGCTTGCGTTGATTATGTGCCCGGAAGAGGACAGCGCGTCTGTTGAATGGGCACGACAGAAAGACGAAAACTGGGTGAATAAGGATATTACATCATTGGAATTTGTGGAAAATATCTTC